ACAATATCTGCAGCAGTTGCAAGATAAAAATCATCTTGTACGTGACTACAATTCCGGCCTATGGGCTTTAAGGAGCCCATTCCTCTGGATGAGACACCCAAACGGGCACCCTCATCGATAAGGTTCTTTACAATTTTACCATAAGGTGTATCCATGATCTTTGCTCGACCAACAAAATTATCCCCATCTGAATTTAATTCTTGTATCATGTGGGAAACTCTTTCAAGATTGACAGTCGGGCCTTCTGGATGTCCTAATTCTCCAAACGCTCTTTTTTGTAGAATATAATTTTGTTCGTATCTCTTAGCTTCTTTTTGAAGAATTGCTTTTGGATATAACCGACCATTGCGATTCTTTACATTGGCTTGCATAAATACACCCTCAATGAAATAATTCTTTGCTTTTCCGGTGCCTTCACATATAAATTCTACATTTTCTAATTGTTCGCATATAAGTCTCATTAAATTTCTCCTATCATGTGAAATTACCTTTTAAGTAGTCAACTTTGAAACCCAATGAAGTATTTTCTTCGTATGCTGGGATATCAAATCCTGGTGCCTGTTTCTTTAATTCCATTATGATTGTATATGAATCACCAGCTCCATGTCCAGTTGTAGAAAATTGAATATCTCCCAAAACTTCAGAAGTATCACCAGTTGCATTTATTGGTATTCCTGGCCATTCGTTTCCAGGCATAGACCAACTTCCATTACCACTTAATTCCGCAATATATTTTTCTGCGGATGATCCGTCCCATTCAATTGCAACTTGTAGACCATTTGTAATCCACATTATTTTAGTAACTAATACATTCCATTCTAGGCCTGTCAAGTTACCACTATTTGCGAGGGTTTCTGTGTGTGCTCCTGATACTGCACCAACAATTGCATCAGCATTGGATGATCCTGTATCGATTGAGGTTGCTTTTTTATTTGTATTATCCCAACCAACAACTTCTAATGTGGTTGCACCACTAGTAAATCCAGTAACAAGAAACGTTTCTGCGCCTCCTACTGTTATTACTTCCCCAATTTTAAAGTTTTCTGTCGATGCTCCAGATAAGGTCATTGTATGTTTTGCCCAAGCAAGTGTCGATAAATCTACTTTCTTGACATCCGATTCTGATGCATCTGAAAAAAACTTTGCTATGTATTTCTTTTCGCAATCACGTAGTACTTGTGTCTCTGCTGCCATCTTCTACTTCCTCTTGACTTTCCGGCCCTTTCGGGTCTGTATTTGGTTTAGTTAAAAAAGTTTTAGCGAAATCTTTTTTCTTATTTTCTAATGATACCATCACTTTTTGTTGAAGTACATCACCTATTGCGGTCTTTACTCCTGAAGCATCATCTGATCTAGAAAATGCTACGATATCACCAATTGTAGTTTCATTAGACATAAATATCCTCTATTATTTCTGTTATATTTATACTATTTATAAATTTTAGTTACTAATCACCTTTAAATCTGGCTTGTTTGCTGAAGGATCAAATTCCCAGTTTTGTTGTTCTTCTCCTTCTCCTTCACCACCAGCTTCTGCTTTCTCTGCTGCAATCTGTTCTTTCATTTGATCAATTTCTTCTTGAGACAATTTAAGAACCTGCTTATTGATATATTCTTGTGAGAAATATTTACCAACAACTTCATCTCTATATCCCATATCATTTACTAACGTACCTAACCGTTCTCTCATCATTGTTGCTTGTTGTAATTCCGCAAAATGTGAATCTGATTCCCACTCGTATACTAAATTATCCCTTATAATTCCCCAATCAGCAGAAGAAACAATTCCCTTGAGTAATAACTGTTTCTCTATGAGATCATTGAACAAAATATTAAATCTAGCTCGTAATCTTTCAATAAAACGAGTAAATTTAACTTCATCTCTAGAAATTTCTTCAGCTCGTCCTAGTATAAAGCCGGAATCCTGTTCTAACCGTGAAGGGGGAACATTGAGTGCTTTGTATAGTTTTGTTTTGAAGTAATCAACATCAGCCAATTCACCAAGATTCTCCCCTCCCGGCAACGTAGAAATCTCTGTACCTCTACCACCTTCTCTTCGTGGAAGCCAGTAATCCTCTAACATACTCATATGCTTACGTTCATCTTTAATCTCACCAGAATTGGAATCATATACCAATTTATTTTTATATTTGTTCATGATATCACGTAGATACTGTTCTGCTTTGATCTTAGGTAGATTACCAACATCAATGTAGAAAATTCTACGTTCAGGAGCACGTGAGATACGATAGATGACAACTGCATCTTCTAACATTCGTAATTGATTAAGGGGTTTGATTGCTTTGTGTAGATGACTTAAAACTAATTTTCTATCGGGATCTAATATACCAGAATGTGCATAAGAGATAGAATCAGCAGCAATTTGAACTGTCATACCTCCGGCTTGAGCAGTAGAAATTCCTCTTTCATTAAATAGATAATACTCTTGAAATCCAGCAGTATCTATAACTGTTGTGCCTTGTGCATCTTGAGCAATCTTTGGTTCTCTAATCTTTTTTATTTTTAGGGGATCTATTGAGCGTAGTTCTAATATACCACGTTTGGGGTTTTTATTATCAATGATAATGTGAAAATACAATCTACCATCGACATACCACTTTTTGAACATTTCATAACCAACTTTACGAAAATCGAGCAAACGAATCAGTTCTTTAAATTCGTATCTTACCTTTTCTTTAATATCATCTGATAGACTTGATTTTTCTAGGCTAATGCTGACAGGAGAATTTTCCCTATTTGTAACAACGGCCTCATTGACAACATCATCTATTGCTTGATCACATTCGGGATATGTCGCCATCTCCCTATATTTTCTAATTAAGTCTAATTCATTCTTGGCATGACCCTCAAGATCTACATACGTACCGTATGCTCCTCCTGCAGGACCAATTTCAACTGCTCCGTCTTCTGGCTCTGGGAGAGCAAAAGATTCTTTATTCTTTGCGTCCTTGTCAACCCGTCCTATAGAAAATCCAAATAATTCAACTGCCATACATTCTTCCTAATAGGTGAAATGGGAGTAGATTTCTCCACTCCCATATAAATTTGTTTTCATTACTAATATTCTTTATCAGATTCCAGCTTCATTAGAAAGCCAATAATTATATTCCCATGTTACTGCAAAAGTTTGAATTTCATTGGTTTCCCACGATAAAGGTACTTCTGCACAGGAGGAAGGCCAGCAATCATGAAAAGTATAAGTTTTAACTGCTCCATTATCTTCCTTTGAAAGTTGCTTCACCTCCAGCTGTCCAGTATAACTGTTGATCTTGCTCATCCCAGTCTGTCTAGAGTTATGTTGATGAGAATTGATCATATCCATCCAACTTTCAATATTGTTTCTGATCAACATGTCCTCATCATTATAGACAGTTGTATTTAATTGTTGTGCGGCTCTATTACCAGGAATTTGTAAAGCTCTTCCCATGTATGTAACCGTTCCGGGCTCTATAGTTGAAGCCGGTAGTATTGCCTCTTTGCACAAAAATTTAAATTCTGTTGCTGCAATCCCTGCGTCTTGACCTTTAGCGCCAGTTACAGAACATTCAAATAAACTTCCTAATGCTCCACCCTGTTTTAAATGAGATACAAATGTGTCGATTTTAAATGTCATATTTTTTTTCTCCGATGACTAAAGTTAAGATGTGATGGGGAAGTCTTTTTTACAAGTTCTCCCTTCGGAAGTCATCGTCTTCCCCCATCTGTCTGTTATATTTATATACTACTATTTATCGGTTATCTGGCACCAATAATTTCTTCAAATTCAACACCACTTCTAACAGCAACAAATTGTAATTGTATGAAGTTAATTGAACGTGATGGTTTTACATAGATATCTCCACGAAATTCGTTTCGATCAACAACATCTGTAGAATTATTGTGTTCATCACATATAACTGCAAAGTCTTGAATTCCACCTCTTCCTTGAATATCTCTCATGAAAGGTTCTACAGTTGCTACGAATCTAGATCGTGTAAATGCATCGTTAAACTCAAACAAGAAGGCGTTTGCCATCTTAGCAATTGATTTTTCCAAAAGGATAAACAATCGTCTTACGTTGATTCTATCAAACGAAGAAGGTTTTGCTAATAATGTTTTATCACCGAAAAGAAGTATTCCACTTCCCGGCATTGCTGTAACAGGATTAATACCATTTTTATAAAGGTCATCCCTTTGTGTCTTATTTGGATTAAAAGGAAGTTTAATGGCATTACGAATATTACCCCTATCGATTCCAGCAGGCGACCAAAAAGGATCACGTGCATAATCTGTGAAGGCACAAGTTCCAGCGATATCACCATTTAATGGAACATATCGATATACATCATTGTACTTATCATACATGTATTTCCATCCAGAGTCAAGTACTGCATATGAAGAACTCGGCAATGAATTACGAAATGCTACAACATCATCAACTTCGCTTCCTGCGTTATCAACAACGTTTGCGTATGTAGGTGAAATAAATGCTACACAATCCTTACGATATTCTGCAATATTATTAATTGCATGAATAGC